TAACCTATTTCCAAAACATATGATGCACTACAAGAGATTACATCCGGTTCGTTTGCAAATAGGTTAATTTCAATTGACCCATTAACTCGGTCATTCAACGTGACAGATTTTGATTATAACAAGATGAAAGACACAATGGAAAAGTTGAATCCTGGTGGTATTTTGAATGAATTGAAAAATAGATTTGATAAAGCATTGAATCAATCACCAGAAGGTGTGTTAAAAGTTGCAACAGGCAATTCAAACCACGGAAATGTACCTTACATCAAAGAAAAAGAAGGCGGATTTGCAAAAGACATTTTCATTGAAACAATCTTACCACTTAGAACCGCTGCAATTTCATTGGCTAATTTTACCGCATTAAAGATGGCCGTGCCTGGTGATCCAGGACTAACAGCAGGTAAAGTTGTTGAATTTAACCTTTTCACACTAAAACCAACAAACAATACAAAAGAACTAGATAAAGCTTATTCAGGTAAGTACCTTGTCACTGCGGTTCGACACATTATCAAACAAACTGCATATCAGACAATTTTGGAAATGGCCAAAGAAAGCTTACCAAAAGCACAAGAAGGTGCAAATAACTCAGACAAGAACATTAGACAGGCGATTACAGCATGATGAACAATTTTATTGGTAAAGACGGATTTCATTGGTGGTTAGGTGTTGTTGAAGATAGAACCGACCCACTAGGATTAGGCCGGGTGCGTGTCCGTATGTTCGGTCACCACACAGACAACCTTGAAGAATTGCCTACGGATGGTCTATCTTGGGCGTTACCTTGTCTGCCACCAAATGTGTCGATGACTGATGGTGCACCATTATTGGGTGACTATGCATTTGGTTTCTTCACTGATGGTGAATCTAGTCAAGCACCTATCATCATTGGTATATTTCCAGGTATACCAAAAAATGGACCAAATACATCCAAAGGTTTTTCAGAAGGAACGTTTTATCCATTAGGTGAACCTACCAGTAGCAGATTACACAGAAATGAAAAAATTGAAGAAACTGCAATTGGTTACCACAATAGTAACCTAGATACCAGTGTGCCTACGGCTAGTGGTGGTACCTGGAGTGAACCAGAATCCCAATATGATGCAAAAATCCCATACAATCGGGTGACACAGACTGAAGCAGGACATGTATTTGAATTGGATGACACGCCTGGCGCTGAGAGGATACACCTCCACCATAAGGCCAATACATTCTTTGAGATTGCACCTGACGGGTCAAAGGTTACCAAAGTATCTGGAAAGAACTATGAGGTTTATCTTTCCGACAATAATATTCATATAAAAGGTGTTTGTAATATTACAGTCGATGGCAATGCAAACTTATATGTCAAAGGAAGTGTACAAGAAAAGGTTGCTGGTAACTATTCTTTGAATGTGACTGGAGATATAGTTATGAATGGTAAAACCATCAATTTGAATCACGGTACTATGGGTGCTGCAAGAATTGGAGATACGGCTGATACTGGGGACGATGGTACTGGTAGCCACTTTGATTCTAATCCACCAGGCACCAATGTTATCGAAACTGGTTCGGGTACAGTATTCATTGGAGATTAAAATTTCGAAATTTCTTATTCCGGCCCAAGAATTTTCACCGGCACATCTCAGATTCCAAAAAACGCATTTACTTTTAGCTCATAAATAAAAGATGACAACTTTAAACAAAATATACTCAGACATAGACTTTACTTTCACCAAGAAGCCGGTGACAGGTGATGTTGCTTTAAGTTTTGATAATAAGGCTGTAATCCGTTCGATCCGAAATCTGTTGTCAACAAGAAAGTATGAGAGACCATTCGATCCTGATTTGGGATCGAATATCGATGCACTTTTGTTTGAAAATTTTTCACCTCTTGTTGCGAGCTTAATTGAAAGAGAAGTTATTGATACTATAAACAACTATGAGCCAAGAGCATTAGTGGATAGTGTTAAAGTTTCTGCAAATCCAGATTCCAATCAATATGATGTTACAATAACATTTTACATAGAAAATGCAACATTACCGACAACAGTAACACTTCTTTTAGAGAGAAATAGATAAGATGGCTGCAAATACTGGTTTAAACATAACAGAACTAGATTTTAATCAAATAAAAACTAGCCTGAAGAACTTTCTTCAGTCACAAGATACTTTAAAAGATTATAATTATGATGGTTCTGCACTTTCAACACTGTTGGACATTCTAGCATACAATACACAATATAATGCTTATTACTTGAACATGGTGGCCAATGAAACATTCTTGGACACCGCTTTACAGAGAGCATCTGTTGTTTCACATGCAAAAACATTGGATTATGTACCAAAATCTTCAATTGCACCAACAGCCACAATCAATTTGAAGGTCAATCAAGTTACTGATACATCATTGACATTACCTAAATTTACATCATTTTTGTCAGAATCTATCGATGGCATCAGTTATATGTTTGTTACAACCGAAAATACCACAGTTACGGTATTAAATAATACTGCAAACTTTGATGGTGTAACATTGAAACAAGGTACACCAGTATCTTTGTCTTTCACCTACGATAGTACAACAAATTCAAAATCCATATTTCAAATACCTGAAATAAATGTGGACACAACTACGTTAACAGTTTCGGTGCGTGAGTCATCTTCGAACAATTACTTTAACATCTACAATCACGGGAAAAATTATTTAACACTTTCCGGTTCTTCTTTGGTTTATTTCTTACAAGAGAATGTAAAAGGTTTTTATGATGTGAGCTTTGGTAATGGCATACTCGGTAAAAAATTAACCAACGGTAATATTGTTACACTATCATATGTTGTAACAAATGGCTCGGCCTCTACCGCTGCAAACAATTTTGTGTTGATGGATTCAATCTCAGGTTATTCAAACACAAGAATTTTTCCACTAACCTCTGCAACTCAAGGTGGTGATAGAGAATCAATAGAATCAATCAAGTTTCAAGCACCTAAGTCCTATTCTGCACAAGGTCGTGCAGTAACTAAAGAAGATTACATTACAGCAATCCAACAGAATAACCTTGGTTACTCCTTTGATTCGGTGAATGTTTGGGGTGGTCAAGAGAATGATCCACCGGTATATGGGCAAGTGTTCATTGCAATGAAACCATCTGGTGCATATATGTTGACAGAAAATCAAAAATCAAAATTGATTAAAGATGTTTTGAGACCTATATCAGTATTGACTGTGGAACCTACGATTGTTGATCCAGATTACACATATATTCAAATTACTGCAAATGTGTTGTATGATCCTAAGAAAACAAGATTAACTGCAAGTGAAATAAAAACAAATGTCAAAACTGCAATTAACAATTATGCAAAAACAACATTGAATAGTTTCAATTCGACATTTAGATCATCTGAATTTAATAATCAAATCAATTCAGTCGATTCTTCTATCATCACAAATGAAATATCAATACAATTACAGAAGAAATTTTATCCAAACCTATCAACACCAACAACATACAAGTTGTATTACGGTGCACCACTAAAACGTGGTTTATTTTTGAGTGGCATCACTAGTTTACCTTCTGTTGTGTATAGAAACCCATTAAATTTTGCATTATCAGTTGATGGGCTTTACATTGAAGAAGTACCATCATCAACAGGTGGTGTGGAATCTATTACAATAACAAATCCTGGTTTTAGTTATCAAGGCCAACCAACAGTCACCATATTAGGTGATGGAACTGGTGCAACAGTCGAAGCCGTTATGACAAATAATGGTACAATAAAACAAATTAATGTTTTGACAAAAGGAACAGGATACACATCCGCCATACTTAAAATTACTCCGGCCGCAGGAGATACTACAGGTTCATCAGGTGCAGGTATAATTACACTTGAAGGTCGTTATGGTATATTAAGATTATACTACAATGATACAACAAATGTCAAGACTGTGTTCAAAGGTAATATTGGTATTGTGGATTACAATCTAGGTGTAGTCACACTAAATGCATTCTCACCACTTAATGTAAATAATGATTTGGGATTATTAACTGTAACTACTAACCCAACAACAACAATTATTTCATCTACATATAATAGAGTTATCACTGTAGATGAATTTGATCCACAGTCTATTATTGTTAATGTTACTGCCAAATCAACATGATAGACAACAATCAAAAAACATCCAATCTGGTTTTATCACAGTTACCCGAGTATGTTCGGGATAATCCAGACTATGCCAACTTCAATCTATTCCTAAAGGCTTACTATGAATGGATGGAAACAACTGGTAAAGTAACAGATAGATCAAAAAACCTATTGAATTACAAAGATGTTGATGCAACAACGGAAGAATTCATAGACTATTTCAACAACGAATTCTTACCTTTCTTTCCTAGAGAATCTTTAGTAAGTCAAGAACAAGCTGTAAAAGTTGCAAGGCAATTATATCAAAGTAAAGGTACACCAGGATCATATGAATTCCTTTTTCGTGTATTATACAACACCGATGTTGAAATATTTAACACCAAAGATTCAGTGTTCAAGGCATCTGCCGGAACATGGTATATTTCAAAGAGTTTAAAACTATTATCGGCTAATCCTTATTTCTTACAAACAAAAAACTATAGAATTTTTGGTGAAGCTTCAAAATCTATTGCAACAATTGAAGCTGCGGTATTAGTTGGAAACAAAACAGAAATATTCATATCAAATATTGAAAGATTATTTAATTCTGGTGAAACTGTTAGAATTGTTGATTCAAATAATCAAGATGTTTTATTTGGTGGTAATGTTCTTAGTGCAAAAATTGTTGGCCAAATTAGTCAGATTAAAATTAATCCAACAAGCCGTGGTTTGACATATCAACCTGGTGACCCCGTTGTTGTTTATGGTGGGTTAAACGCAAACGTTGCAAATCCAATTGGTGCAACAGCAAAAATTGGTGAGATTACAAAAGGTTCTATACAACGTATCAATGTGGTTAGTGGAGGTTATGGTTATTCTGAGAAACCAAATACTATTATTTTAATTGAAGATTCAGCTACAAGTGGTGCAAGAGCAAACGTTGCATCTATATCACCATATCTACCACCAACATTTAAAATAGTTAATGCGGGTAAAGGTTACAAAATAAATGATACACTTGTATATGAAGAATCTACTTTTGCATATGTTTCCGAGGTTGATATAGAAGGTGCTATACTTAACATCAAGTATAGCACAACAGTAAATGCACAAGCGATTGTTGGTGTGACAGCATCAGTTTTTTCTTCAAATAATCAAGCTTCAGGTGCAATCATACAAACCGCCACAGCTGTTGGTAATGCAAGAGCAAACGTAGCTTTCATACCAATGGATGTTATTGGTTTTAAAAAGAATATTCAATTAAGTAATGCAAATTTCTTTTTTGCTAATGCTGCAACGTCTACTAAAGATACAACTCTTGCAAATGCGTTCACTTTTGGATCAATAACAACATATCCTATATCTTCCATTTTTGTTGATAATGGTGGTGGTGGAATAACTAAGATTCCAGAAATAACTGCACTATCCACATATAGAACAGAAGATTCTTTTGATGAATTTGCTGTGAATTCTTCGTTACAATCTCTTGGTATATTAGGACCAATTCAAATCAGTAACGGTGGTTCTGGTTATCTAGTTAATGATAAAATTGTTTTCACTGGCGGCCGTGGTCGTGGTCCATATGCAAATGTTATAGGTGTAAATGCAAATGGAGCAATCACATCAATCGATTACTTTATTGATCCACAGTATCGTAAATATCCAAAATATCCATTAGGTGGAACAGGTTATGTTAATGAGTTTTTACCCGCATTATCGGTAGATTCTGCAAATGCACAAGCATTTGGCGCAAGTTTATTTGTTCCAGGTATTCTTGGCACTGGCGCAACCTTTTCTCCAGTTGTGGATAGAGCAGGTTCAATAACATCAATTGCAATTGAAAATTATGGTGAGGATTATGAATTCAAACCTAATGTGTCTATACGAATACAAGATATTGTGGTATCTAATGTTGCAATTGAAAATTTACCTCAAAAGGATGATGTAATATACCAAGGACCAACAATTAATCTTGCATCATATAGTGCAAAAGTTGATTCTGTTTCTATATTATCTGCGGATGCAAACTCACAACTATCATTATACAGTTTAAGAGTTTACAATTATAACTCTCAACCAAATCCAAAATTACCTTTGGTGATTGATGGTAAATACATCAGCCTACCAATGGCCAACTCCACATTCCCACAATTTGTACAAACTTACAATTATTTTGATGCAGTTGGAAATCGAACAGTGTATTCCAGAAATTATGACAAGTCTGGTGTTATAAGTTACGGTGATGGATCCGCAAAGGCCAATGCAACATTCTTAAATGGTCTTGTGATTGGTGATGGACAGTATTTGACTTCACAAGGGCAACCAAGTTCATACGATGTATTGCAAAGTACTAAGTACAACAATTTCACATATCAAATTACACTTGAAAAAGAAATTTCAAAGTATAGAGAAGTGTTATTGAACCTATTACACCCAACTGGAACAAATGTAATTGGTCGTTATGCACTAAAATCAAACAACGAAGTTTTCCACCACGCACAACAAGGTTTTGAAAGTGGTCAAAAACTATCTTATTATTTGGGTGAACACGTTTCTGATGCACTTAGTATCACCACAAGTTTTACCAATAAGAGTAACAATGTAATCAAATTTAACAATAAACTTGGTTCCAATCTTGCAGGATTTATTTTTCCTAATGTAAGTACAATTGAAATTAAGAATGATCGTGGTGTTAATATCAAATCTTTGGTCATTGGTGTTGATAATACTGCAAATTCAATAACAATTGCAAGTAATGTTTGGTTAACATTTGGTAATGTGGCGGATGTCACTGGCACCTCTGGTACCAACACACTAAATATTACAGCATTGACTGGTCAATTTGATTATGAAAATGGTGGTGTTTATAGTAACACAAGTTATCCATTAAAAGATATTGTTTACACTGGTGATTCTATCAAAGTAAACAATAATATATACACAGTTAAATCTGTGAATTATTCGGAAGATAAAATTGTTTTAACAACCAACTTATCATCCAATGAAAACACTTTACTATCTGTTAAGAGAAACTTCATTGCAAATAGTACACCAGTATCAAATCAAATTAAAATATTTGGTCCTATTGGTGTACAATATGTACCAGAAATTGCCACAGAAAATGATATCACATTAATAACAGAAGATGGTAGAACAATCCTATTGGGGTAAACAATGTCAACAGTAAAAATTTCTCAATTACCAAATCTAACACGTTTAGATAGCAACACATCAAATACAATATTGGTTGGTATTGATAACTCAACCAGTGTTACCAGTCAGTTTACAGCTAGAACATTGGCTGAAAGTCTCTATTCCAATACTGCACTGAATGTTGGTAACAACGCAATCATTCTACCAAATGTTATTGCACAGTTTGTTGGTAACAGTTCAGCATACTTACAAACAAACTTGCAAAATAAAACACCTTCTGGTGCAGCTGACCATGTTATCACCGCTGATGTTGGTACGGATGAAAAAGATTATATTGACTTGGGTATACATGGTTCTACCAGCTCTGATGCAATATTCACTTCTATACTACCACTAGATGGTTATTTGTTTGTACAAGGTAACACCGCAACATCGACAGGTGGTAACCTAATCATAGGTACAACAACCGCAGGTAGAACAGTTAACATCATTGCAGGTGGTCCAGGTTCCGACAAACTTCAAGTAAAGATTTCAACAGATGGTGTGAATTTGGTCGCAAAACCATTGAAGTTTGCAGATGGAACATCACAAAACACCTCTGCAACCGCATCGGCCGCTTCAGGTGAATCGTTCGCCAACGGTGCATTTGCAAGAGCCAACGGTGCATATGGTGTTGCAAATTCTGGTTCATCATTTGCTAATGGTGCTTTTACGACAGCCAATTCTGCGGCCATATTTGCTAATGCTGCATTTGGTCAAGCCAACTCAGCCGCATCTTTTGCTAACGGAGCATTCTTGGTTGCCAATTCAGCTGCCATATTTTCTAACGCAGCATTCGACCAAGCCAATTCTGGTGCATCTTTTGCAAATAGTGCATTCTTGGTATCCAATTCAGCCGCATCTTTTGCTAACGGAGCATTCTTGGTTGCCAATTCAGCCGCATCTTTTGTTAATGCAGCATTTACTACTGCTAATGCTGCATTCGGTCAGGCAAACTCTGGTGCATCTTTTGCTAATGGATCATTCTTGGTTGCCAATTCTGCGGCCATATTTGCTAATGCTGCATTCCTACAATCTAACACGGCCGCTGCATCTTTTGGCCAAGCAAACTCAGCCGCATTATTTGCTAATGCTGCATTTAGTCAAGCCAATTCTGGTGCATCCTTTGCAAATAGTTCTTTTATAGTTGCTAACTCAGCAGCCATATTTGCAAATGCTGGGTTTACCAAAGCAAACTCAGCAAATGTCTTGGCACAATCCGCATATGATAAAGCAAACTCAGCTGGAGATTTTGCCAACGGAGCATTCACATCCGCAAACTCTGGTTGGACCAGAGCAAATTCTGCACACACTCTAGCATCCACTCAAGCAGGTCGGTTAGATGTTGTTGAACCAATTGCACAAGAAGCTTTTACAATTGCATACTCTGCCTTAGATTTGGCCACAGGCAATTCAGCGGCTTGGTTACCATTAAGAGCAAACTCGGCAGCCATATTTGCCAACGCTGCGTATGCTCACGCTAATGCATCTTATACATCTCAAAATACAACAGCATCTTTTGCTAATGCAGCTTTTGTAACTGCTAATGCATCTTATACATCTCAAAATACTACAGCTGAGTTTGCTAACGGATCATTTATAACTGCCAATGCATCATATGCATCACAAAATACTACAGCATCTTTTGCTAACGGAGCATTTATAACTGCTAATGCATCTTATACATCTCAAAATACTACAGCATCTTTTGCTAATGCAGCTTTTGTAACAGCCAACTCTGGTGCATCGTTTGCTAATGCAGCTTTTGTAACTGCTAATGCATCTTATACATCTCAA